TAGTAACAGTCCTGATGGAAACTTAAGTGCATTTGTTGATCAAGGATTTGAAGCAATTTCACTTAACAGTAATAACATTCTACCTACTCCTAGGATTATTGCATCTAAACAGAATGAATTAGATAAGTTAGTTGATTTCCCTGGCAGAAAGTCATTTACATTACAAACTTTCTTAACTACACAAGATTCAAAAGTCAGTCCTATGATTGACTTAGATAGAGTCAACATGGTTACTGTTATGGATAGACTTAACTCTAAAGTTACAGACTATGCTACAGACAGTAGAGTCAACTCTCTTGAAAGTGATCCTAGTGCAGCGATCTATCTTTCTAAGGTAGTGTCTCTTGAGAAGGCTGCAGATGGTTTGAAAGTTATGTTCGATGCCTACAGACACTCAACAAATGATATTAGAGTATTGTATAGAGTATTCAGAATTGATGCTCCACCACAATATCAATTATTTGAATTATTCCCTGGCTTCGATAACTTAGATTCTAATGGAGTAATAATTGATCCAGCAAAGAACAATGGTAAACCAGACAGAAGAATATTATCTTCTGCAACTGAACAAGATTATAAGGAATATGAGTTTAACATAAAGGATCTACCACAGTTCAATGGATTCCAAATTAAAATTATCATGTCAGGAACTAACTTTGCTTATGTTCCTAAGATTCGTGACTTAAGAGTGATTGCATCTATCTAATGGCAAGAATTAAAGTCAAAGATAGTAACTCTCTTTATAGAGATGAAGAGAGTGGTGCAATATTAAATTGCAATGATGCTGCATATAATAATTACCTCAAAATGAAACAAAACAAGTTGAATGAGGTAAGTGAAATGGATAAACTAAAGGATGATGTTGATGAACTCAAAGATATGATGAAGCTAATTTTAAGTAAATTAGATAAATAACTAAAACTCCCTTTTGAAAGATGACAGCTAGGAACATCAATTTAGTTTTAGATCAAGGTGTAGATTTTGAAGCAACTTTTACCGTCAGAAATGAGGATTCTAGTGCTTTAAATTTGACAGGTTACACTGGAGAAGCTAAAATAAAGAAGCACCCTGCTGCTACAAAGTACAATGCTTTCATTGTTACTTTTCCTAATAGGGTCAATGGACAGATTAAAGTCGCATTGGCTTCTACTGCCACCACTGCAATAGAGGGAGGAAGATATGTGTATGATTTAGTTTTAACTTCGCCTAATGCGTATAAGACTAGACCAATACAAGGAAATGTTCTCGTAATCCCAGGCGTAACCTAATGGCAAATTACCTAGTAACGCTAAACGAACCTGGCAAGTATAATGTCGGTGTAGACTATGAGATTCCCTCTAAGTCTATTCAATATGGGAACATATTGATAGGTAAGACCCCAGCACAGGATGGGTCTGAAACTACATTTTCGTTAAATGATCAAGGAGCTCCATACTCTCCTAACAACAACCAACAACTTATCGTAACTAAGAATGGTCTATTTTTAGACCCTTCAAATGATTATAATATATCTGGGGATCAGATTGTTTTCACAACTGCTCCAACAAACTCAGATGACATAGTAATTATTGCTCTTGCTGCAGCTGCAGACTTAACAAGAACTGTCAACTATGTTATTGATAGTGGAAGTCTCCCAATGCAAACTGGAGATAAAGGTAAGTTGACCATAGATGTTACTGGTGTAATAGAACAGATCAGAGTTTTATCTGATCAAACTGGTGACATTGTATTTGAAATAGAAAAATGCACCTTTGCTGATTATCCTAATTTTACTAGTATAACCAACGGTGCAAGAGTCCAACTTACTAATACTGATAAATACTTTGATGATGTCCTAAATAATTGGACATCGACGATCACAGCGGGAGAAATTCTACGTTTTAACGTGATCAGTGTGAATAATATTAGAAGGTTACTAATCTCTCTAAAATTAAAATTATAAATAACAATAGTTCTTAGTTCAACTAGACCCCTAGAGGTAGTTTTTCAATGGCATTACTCGTTCCTAATATTGGTGAAATTGAGTCGCTACGTTATCTGATTGCTCAGAATAACTTTGTCGCAGATTTAGAAGATACATCACCGCGAAATCTTGTATTAAAACTTTTTACAAGTAACACAACTCCTGCCGAGGGGGATGTTCCAACTGCAACAGCATACTTTGAGCCATATATTGACGGAAACGTTAATGGTTACGGTACAACTGCAAACACAGGATATCCTGTTTGTGTAAACAATAGATCAGATCAAGACTATAACCAACAGTATGGTATTCTGTTGAATGGTGCGAGATGGGTAATTAAGAACGTTGGATCTGGAACAACTGCTACATACCCAGAACAGACTTTTACTTTCACTGGCCCTGCTGGTAATATCTACGGATATTATGTAACTAGAGCAAATAACATGCCTGTCGCAGTACAGGGTGTTGTTCACGGCGCAAGTGTTGGTATTGGAACCACAGTTACTAAAGGTAATGGTGTTGACCCAACAATCGGTATTGTTGGTAACTCTTATCTAACAATTGACCCACAAGTTAGTATCGATGATCTAACTCTTGGACAATTCGTTGCTGGTAACGCTGGTGTTGCAACTGGAACGAAAATTATCGGTATTGACCGAAGTTACAGAACGATTTACCTAGACAAACCACTGATTGATAACATACAGGTTGCTACTGACCCATCAGTTACATTCAGTTTCGGTAAGATCTCGTTTACTAACCACGGACTTAAGGCTGGAGACATCCTTTACGTTAACGCTGGTACAGGTAACACAACTCTTACATCTGATGTCTACACTGTATTCAATGTACCTAATGCGGATGAGTTTGTAACAACTCCATCATTAAGTGCTGTATCAAATGGTAACTTGGGATTAAACACTGCGACTCTTTACAGTTCTATCATGTATGCTGAAAGATTCACAAACGGCCCATACAACATTCAGAACAACGGAGACCAAATTAAGATTACTCTAAACGTCGCACTCGACTAACTGAAACACTAAATATCAATATTGGGGGTTTGCTTTATAAACAGAGCAGACCCTTTTTAATTATCGGGAGAGATTTCTTTTGACCGTATATGTCTACGACAATACGAAGATAGATCAATTCACTACATTCCAAGCGGGTGATATAACCGTAGGATCAGTGGAGAATATTGACTATGGCGACATAAATCAACATGTAGAACCCGAAAGAGACGAGAATTTTTTCTTTGTAAATGATAGAGGATTAATAACAACAGTTGCAGATATAGTTCCATTCGGCCCAATAGAAGTAGTAGATGGAAGAGACGAGTTTGGTAGAGGTAGGTCACAGTGGATTCCAGAGAACGCAAATACAGTACTATTTGATATAAATGACTCTGCACTAGAGTCAGCAGTGACACCTTGGGTTGGTACTGGTACAATTCATGAGATCGGTTCTGGTCTCGAAAGAATTGTTATACCAGACCTCGGAGCGGCAGGGGCTGTCATCTTTATCCCATCTGGGACAGCAGAAGAATCTATATCCAAAGGAAATTATGATGGTACTGGTGCGATTGCCAAGTCTGGCTTATCAGTAACCGATCTAGACCAAGTTTATCCTTATAATGGTAGCGGTACACTAACGCTAAGTGGTGAAACAACTACACCTTATGATGAGGCATATCTACCGATAATTAAGAACGCCTTTAGGGCGAAGGGTGGAGATAATAGGCTATTTGATGTTGAGAAAGTCATATACAACTACGCCAGATCAGAGTCTGACGTATTCGAGAAAGAAGATAGAGGAACAGTTACAGTTAGAGAAGGAGCATCCTTCGATGATCTCGATGTCACATTTGACGAGACCATCACAGATCCTCTTGCGAAGGAGAGATCATTCTCTGACGAAGATCAGGTAGCATTTGAGAGTTACGGAAGTATATTAGATACACCTACATCTGCTGAAGATTACGGTGTAATAGAACAACAATTACAAGGTGGAATATTCCTTGACGAGTATCAGGCAACAAACGTTGGTGTCAGAGATGCTGTTGTCAGGGTATATCATGGTGTTGGTACATTCAAGAAAGAAGGTGCTGCAGAAGAGGATCGTTTCTTTGCATACTCTGGATCTGGTACAGCAACATTCTCTGGAGAGAACTTCTTCAGTCAGGCTCCACAAAGTACAATATTCGGTGTTGGTGATACGATCACTGCATCTGGTAGTGCAGATGAATCATTCGTTCCAGCAACTGTCTCCAGCACAGTTCTATTCGATATATCTGGAACTGGTGCAGAAAACACAGTCATACTTCCTGATACTAATAAGGCACTTGTTAGACTTACTGGTTCTGTATCTGGAATCAAACTTGTTAAACAAGGTGACGAACAGACAGTTACTTTACATCTTAGTGGTGCTGCGACTGATATTCAAGTTGTCAAAGATTATGAAAATACGAATCTCTTCGATATTACTGGAGAAATGTTACAGGGTGTTCCTGTTTACACTCCTTCTTGGGTATCACCTCTTGGAGATCAGACAACAGAAGAACTCGATTGGGGTCTTATTACCGCCACTCCAACTCAGTCTTACGAAGATTGGGGTGTCATCAATACAAACGACGAGACAATACCGAAGGAAGCGGAGAACTGGGGATTCTTACTTCCAGCGTTCAACTACGTTCAACTCGGTGGAGAACACTATCCAAACCTTGTTGGTCTATCTTCTGCTGCAGACAGTTTTGTTTCCATACCACCTACATCTACTGCGACCTTCTTACTTTCCGAAGATCTCGATGTTGCAGCTGCAATCGATTACGAGTCCTCTGGAAAATCTGGTATTGCTACACACAATGCTGGTATATTCATATCTGGAGAACTCTGGTTATCACAGGCAGTACAACACAGAGTATTCGGTCTTGAGGGTGAGTTTACTATCAATGGCACTGGTAATGAGTCTATCACACCAGCAGGCATTGTTGGATCTGGATCACTCTTCAAGGTTGGCGGTGCGGTAGAATCTACTGTCAAGGAATACCTCGTTGGTTCTTATCAGGCACTTACTGGTGTTGCAGATGTCAACTTTGCTCCACACGTTACTGGTGTTGGTATTGCCACACTCAGTCAAGGAAGAGATATTGGTCAGACATATGCAAGGGTCATTACTCATGATGAAGATGAGTTTGGTGGAACCATCAACTTCATCGGTGGAGACATATACGAGAAGAATACAGAATCTTACAATAGATCTTCTATCAAGTTTGGTGAAGAGAACGAAGACTTTGGATTTGTTACTGATGAAGATGTCAGTCGTGGATTCTCACTCAACGTCCTTGGTATTGGAATGTCGAGTGTTGACTCTCTTGATGCTGGGGATCTCACCTTCGATAATGAAACAGCAAGTGAGAAATTTGATGAGGCAGTTGGTGGTGCTGGAGTTCTTCCATCATTCGATAAGACTAATCAATATGATATCAACTTTAGTATATCTACCAAATCTGAAGATCGTGGATTTATTGGATTCAGTTCTGTTGGTGGTAGACCTTACACCCAAGACAGACCATTTGATGTTGGATTTGTTCATCAAACAGGTATCAACAAAGGATACGAAGATGCTGGTTGGGTTAATGAACCTGTCGATGCACCACCTGTATTCCCATTCGGAACTGCAAACATTCAAGGTTCTGCAACTGGAATCCAATATACTCCTGCCTTCCCTGGCTCTGGTACACTTGTCGTATCTGGTATTGGAGTCGAGAGAGTTGCGGTTGCAAGTAGTACAACATCACTATTCGACTTCGTTAGTGGTGCAGAAGAAAGATACATTGCTCAGACTCCAGAAGGAACAGTTCTGTTCGAGGTATCTGGAATTACCACTTACAGTCGTACAAGAGACTTTGTTGGATCTGGTTCTGTTACTCTCGAAAGTGGAGTTGGAATTGTTACTTACAGAAGGGTACTCAATCCACCCGCTTCTGGTATTACAACAATATCTGGTATCGGAGATGTCGCATCCAGCTTCGATCCTCCAGAAGGAACTTACCTACACATCTTTGGTGGTGGATATACCGACCTCAATCTTTCATACGCTGCTCAGTCTACCAAGGCTGTTATGCGTCTATCTGGAGAGCTTACACACCCAGATATCGACTACACACCTCATTATGGTATCGAAAGGAACATTGGTATCGAGACTGGTCTTATCCTATCTCCAGGCAGTTCTGGTGGAGAATACGGAGATCCTGGCATTGTTACCACAAGGTTCATTCCAAAATATCCATCTGTTGGCCCTGTCCTCAAACTCGATGG